AGCAAACAATAGCACTAGAGCCGCAGGATCTGGTACTGTATCTTTGAGTAACACCAGTTTCAATATAGTTGGCTCTGGAACAACCTTCCTCAGCAACTACGCAAATAATGGAACAATAATTATTGAGGTTTCACCGAAACAGTACTATAGAATTCCGCTAAATATAGTATCAAGCGATACCCTCGCTAACACTAAAATACAGTGGGCTGCTACCGGAATAGCTGCAGCAAATGTTTATTACACAACAGGATCAATCTCCTAATGCTATACAGATACGCAACAAAAGACTTATCTATTAATAATGCGCAGGCGTTTGTCAAGGCGTTGAATGCGAGTGATGGTTCTACATTCAAGAATTCCGTCATACTTTATGCTGCGCTTGGAAATACTGTTGATTGGGTGGCTGAGCCAGAACCAGAATTTGTTGTTGATAACGAACAGAACCTCCAATACGAACAACACAGAAGGTTCATTGGCGCGAAGAAGATTGACACCGGCAGCGTGTCGCATGTTGTTCCGAGGTATGATTGGTCGTCAGGTACGGTGTATTCTATGTATCGCGATACTGATATTGATATGTATGAGCGAGCATACTACGTTTTGACTGATCAATACAATGTCTATAAATGCCTTTATAATAATAAAGGCGGCGTTTCTACTGTAAAGCCCACAGGATTTTCTACGCTCCCATTCACAACTTCTGATGGGTATACATGGAAGTACCTGTATACAATTTCTTTGGGCGAGGCTGATAAATTCTTAACTTCAGTACATATGCCCGTTAAAAATATTGTGACACCAGATGCTTCTCCAGAGCAGACACGCCAACAAGCGGTACAGAACGCTGCTGTGAATGGCGCGATTGAAATTATTGAAACTGTAAACCTTGGCTCTGGATACCATCAGGTCGCTAATGCTGTTGTGGAAGTTGGTGGGAGATACACTCTTAAGGTTTCTGCTGCTGGTGATGGTGGCGCTTCTCCGATTCAAGGTTTTTACAACGGTTCAAGTGTTTATGTTTCTTCTGGAACTGGTGTCGGCCAATTGCGCAGAATCGTTCAATGGTCTGGTGCGACTAAAACATTGACTGTTAATGCAGCATTTACTACCACGCCAAATACTGATTCGAGAATTATTATCTCGCCGACAGTAACCATTATTGGGGACGGCTCAAATGCTCAAGCGTACAGCCGCGTTGATACTGCTACTGGTGCAATTTCTAATGTTGCTGTTATTAGTGTTGGTTCGCAATACACTCGCGCAAAAGCTATTATTTCCGCTAACGGCATTCACGGCGCAGGCGCCACTGCTAATGCGATAATCTCTCCAGTTGGCGGTCACGGATCAAACCCTGTTCGCGAACTTGCCGCTGATAAAATTTTGCTGAATGTGCAGTTTAATGGTAGTGAAGGTCTTTCTAATACTGGCGCTGGTTATATTCCGTCAAATACTGAATTCAGAACTCTGACCATTCTGAAGGATCCTGTGTTGAAGGTTAATTCCAACAACGTTCACGTGGATGTTGAATCTATTGCTAATACTTCAAATAGTCCTACAACATTAAGACTGACAACAAGAGCGACTATATCATACACAAGTATGGACGGATCAGTTCCAATCAATCCACTTAGCTCTGATGACATCATCACCAACGAAAGAAATCGTTTAGCTGCGGAACTTGGTACGTTGGAATTCGTAACTACTCTTGGCTCTGTGCAGAGAAAAACAGAATCCTTGAAGAATGCTGTACAAGGAGCTAACGCTAATATCGTGTATATTCGTGAAGATGAGACGAATAGTGATTCATCCTTCTATAATATGTACCTAAATAGTGTACAAAGTTACAGCAATCATGTCGCGTTCACTAAAGACGATATCATTTTGAACAGTACCAGCGAAACGCCTGTCGCAACTATTGAGGCGATCAAAGGGCCAGAAGCAAATACTTTCTCTGGTGAAATACTATATACTGAGAATATTAGAGCTGTAGATAGAACTCCAGAACAAATAGAAGATATTAAAATCATTTTAGATTTTTAAAGGTATTATAAATGACAATCGAAACAAACCTCAATCAAAGTCCTTTTTTCGACGACTTCAATGAAGATAAGAACTTTCATCGAGTATTATTCAGACCAGGATATGCTGTACAGGCTCGCGAACTTACGCAGCTACAAACTATTCTGCAGAACCAAGTCGAGCGCCTTGGCACTGAAGTTCTCACTGACGGAACTGTATTAAATGGTTGCGACCTAGAACTTCAACAGTGGCAATATGTTAAGCTCCGCGATAAAGACGCGAACAACAGGGTTCTTCTGCTTAACGATTTCTATAATAATGCTTTAATTGCGAACAGCACTATAACTGGTGAAACAACTGGTATGACGGCTCGCCTGCTGGCTGCCACTGAAGGTTCTGAGGGTAATGCTCCGGATTATTTGAGTGTATTCGTTTCGTATACAAACTCCGGCGCCAATAATTCTACCAAATCGTTCAAAGATGGCGAGACCCTGATCTTCCGCAACTCATCGAATAATCAATTTCTTGTTGCTGCTAATACTATTGGTTCTGCCGCCGCTAATGCTTACACTGCTACTGGCACGGGCATCGGCGCTTCGGTAACAGACGGAACAGTTTACCATAAAGGGCATTTCGTCAGGTCTCCACAACAAACTGGTGTTGTCAGCAAGTATTCCGTCAACCCTTCTGTTCGTGTTGGTTTTGAGACAGCCGAATCAATCATCGATTCGAACCAAGATTCATCTCTGCTTGATAACGCTTCTGGCGCAACAAACTTTTCTGCTCCTGGCGCTTCTCGACTTAAACTTTCAACAACAATCAGAACTCGTTCTCTGATCGACGCAAACACTGTCGGCTTTATGCCTTTGGCCGATATTCAAACTGGCCGCGTGATTCGGAATTACAACGACACCAGTTATGGCGAACTCGCAGATGAGATGGCTCGTCGGACGCGCGAAGAGTCTGGAGATTATGCTCTTTCTCCGTTTAAGGTTAATGTCGAAGAACATTTGAGAAATGAAGTGAACGATGGCGTGTACTCAGTTTCTGAAGGCGGAGATCTGAACAAGCTCGTAGTCGAAGTCGAACCATCTGTCGGTTACATTAAGGGATATAGAACTGAACTCACTGATTTGTATCGCGCTGATATCGACAAGGCCACAACCTACAACGTTAAAGAAAACGTTGTCATCGGACAAGCCTTTGGAAATTATGCTATCTGTGATGAAGTTGCTGGTACATGGGACTTCCAAGGTTTGCGCGAAGTAGATATCTACGATACTGCGCAACAAGTAATTACAAACAATACTGTCGGCGATGCTACTGTTACTGGAACTAAGATTGGCACAGCTAGAGTTCGCGGCTTTCAGCATCACGAAGGAACATCTGGCACACCAACCGGAAAATTCCGAATTTATCTTTTCGACATTAAAATGAATTCGGGCACCAGTTTTTCTGACGCTCGCGCATTGTCCATTAATAATGTTTCTGGTCCAGATTCCTTTGGCGATATTGTTTTGGAATCTAGCGGCAGCGCGAAACTACAAGATTCTTCTTTGAACAAATTGGTGTTTCCAATTCAAAGTTCTGGCGTAAGAAAACTTGCTGATGCTACTGATAATACGCAAACTCAATATGTGTTTAGAACTGAAAAGACAGTAACTTTCAGCACCAGCGGAACATCTACTGTTTCTGCGAATACTGCGCATACTGGCGGCACCGAAAACAACAATGATATTGGTTCTCCACTATCGTCAGTTGACGAGCGCAATATTATTATTGTCTCTAAAAGTGAAGTCGAAACTTCTCCTATGACTGGACAAGCTTCTCAGTCTGGAACCGCGATCACCGGTAGTGGATCAGCCTTCCTATCGCAATATAGAATTGGCGACTTCATCAAGTTGGCTGCGAATCCAAAGCAAAGAATCACAAACATAACTAGCGATACAGCTTTGACAGTTTCTACAAGTCAAAGTTATGCCCTTGGTGCTCACAGCAAAGTCTATCCAAACGGTCATATTTTTGATACGCAGGCGAATGGTACGTTTACTTCTACTGGCTCTGCGCACACAATTGATTTGGAAACCGCCAATTTATCTTCAACTTTCGCTGCTTCAGTGTATTTTGATGTGTTGAGAAGTTCAGCTACTCAAGCTGGAAAAACTGTAAACAAAAATAAATATGTACACATTGATACTGGTAGCCACACGGCTAGTTCTACTGGTCCATGGCCTCTTGGTGTTTCTGACGCATTTAACTTGATTGCTGTTTATGCTGGCTCCAATACTTCTGTTTCTACATCGGATGTTGACGTCACTAAAGAATTTTATCTTGACACTGGCCAGCGCGATTCTTTTTACGATACTGCTCGTCTCATTAAAAGGCCGACGAGTACTTTAGACACCACAGACAAAGGGTTGTTGGTCAAGTTCAACTATTTCGACAGAGACCGTTCTAACGGAATCGGTTTCTTGAGCGTCGATTCGTATCCTGTTGATGACGCTAATCCAGCATCTAATACCGCAATCAGCACTGCGGAAATTCCCAAGTATACAACATCATCTGGGGAAACTTTAGATCTGCGAAATAGCGTAGACTTTAGACCAATTCGAGCTAAGACTGCCACTCCAAGCGCTACAGGAACTGCTGCTGCGGCACCAACTAATCCATCTTCAGGCACATCTTTTGATGTCGACAGTGATGGTGTTTATTTCCCAACACCAGATCAAAACTTCCAAGCGGATGTACAAACTTATTTGCCTCGCATTGACAGAGTAACATTACGACCAACTGGTGCGGTCAATATCATAACTGGCGCCGCTGAGGAATCACCATCAATACCAAATGAAGACCCAGCTGCTATGTCATTGGCTGTGATCTATGTTCCGCCATATCCTTCATTGTCTCCTGACGCGGCCAGTTATTACCTGCGTCCTGAGTCTGAAGTACTGATTGGTGAGGTGAACAACCGCCGTTTCACTATGGAAGATCTTCGCGGTCTTGAAGATGAAGTTAAACTGCACCATGATATGATACTTCTCAATACTTCTGAAATTCAAGCATTGAAGAGAAGTGTTCTGCGTCCCGACGATCCAATCTCTGCTCCAGAGCCGCCGAAAGATTCGATCGGAATTGACCCTGCGCCTTCCGGAGACTATATCAACACTCTTCGCAGTTCTGATTTGAGCTTTTCGCGTGATCCTTTGAGAGCTATCCCAGAACTTGAAGATATTGAACTTGTTCTTGCGAGCGGCAGTGTGAATAGTACAGTTGTCGACAATAAGATCACAACTGTCGCTTCCGGAACTGCTGATTTGATTAGGCAAGAATTTGCTACTAAAAGAGCTCCGGTGACTGTCGCATCATCTACTCCAGCTAAACTATATAATGGGTCTATGACGTTATCGCATCACCAATGTGCTGTTGTACAAATAGCTGTTCCTGCCGGTGTTCCTCCAAGAGCTGTAACTACACCAGCGGCGCCGATTAATAGTCTTCCCCTGGGTTCTCGATCCGGAGTTGATATGCCCTGGCTGAACTGGCTTATAAGATAATTTTAGTAGTATTGATAATATTAGATAGTTTAGCCACCATAAAATGCAATTTTAACGAAATAGGAAATATAGGAAAACGATTATGACAGATAGATCGTCAACAACCGCAGCTAGTTTACTGCAGCAGTATAAAGCCGCTGGCCTGGACTATACTGGCATAGCAGAATATTCTGATGTGTCAAAATTTTCTGGGGGAATGAATGACTATGTTTTAAAAGCACACCTTCCTATTGAAGTTAAATGTTCTGGTATGAAGCCATCAACACGAGTTTGGCCACGGTTTGACGGCAGAGATGTGACCGGATATTGTGGCGCGGATCAATATGCTAATTACGGTACAGCATTGACAACTGACGCCTCTGGAAACCTCACATTTTGGTTTAAAATCCCGAATGATAATACTATGAAGTTCAAAGGTTACAAACACCTTCTTGAAGTCAGTGATGTAAAACCGCCGGTTGGGAATGGTATCAGTTCTGGTAAGATTGGAGCTACTACGCGCTGCGGTCAGTATTATTACGCTCCAGCAAATATCAACGGTATGCGCGGCACTCCTACAGGCGTGCAGACAACCCAACTTGCTCTCACTGAAATTACTGCCGACTCTTCGCAAACAGTTGTCTCCGTGAAACAAGTGACAGACGAAATTCCAGATTACTTGTCGCAAACTTTTGTTGTTACTAAGGGAACTGATGGCGTATATCTAGATGATGTTAAGCTATGGTTCGCAAAGAAGCCTGGCAATTCTAACGCTTCTGTAACTGTACAAATTCGAGAAGTGAATTCTTCCGGAAAGCCGACTGATGTATTAGTTGCGCAAAGTGCGCGAGTGTCTCAAGGAAATGTGAATGTTTCTTCTACAGCTGCTCTAGCATCGGCCACAACATTTACGTTTCCTCCTGGGATATTCCTGAAGAAGAACAGCACTTATGCCATGACAGTAATTCCTAACGAAGATGGAACTGATTTTGAGATTTGGTCTGCTGTGAAAAATTCAAATGACGTCAGCTCCAACATTAGCGCATATATTGTTCCTGAATTGAAAACATTATTCGGTTCTGCTACAGGAAATCAATGGGCACAGTTACCAAACGAGTTCTTAAAGTGCGAAATTAAATATAAGACATTTTCAACTCTGCAAGATCTTGGCGGAACTAAGACAACATTCCAGTTCGAGAATAAAGATCTCGACTTCCTCAATGTTTCTGAAATTTCGCCAACTGGCGGTTCTACATACAATTCTGGTTTCCAGATGTCAGAAACGATCAGAGGCGAATGTTCTATGCAGATCGCCAATAATCAGACTATTAATGTTGGTGATGTTTTACAATCCAGGACAGCAGCTTTAGGCGGCGCGATTACTGATGCGAATTATGCTATCGGTACAGTAAGAACTGTCGGCGCATATACTGGTGGAAATTTGACGATATCTATTGACGCGTTCAAAGACTTTTCGACAACTGCTACCGCGAACACAAATAATGTGTATTTTGGCTCTGGCATAGGGGCTGGCGCTTGGTGTGGCAATACTGTAACTTTCTCTGACGCAACAGCTCCTACGGGCAGGTTGGTATTTGTGAATGGCGACTTTGGCAGAATCCGTCTGGAAGAATCTGACGGTGGCTTTGTCGCAGATAAATATATTCGCGGCCAAGAGTTTGGTGCTAGCGCTAAGATTGACGCCATTGTCGATCCAAAGATTGACTCGATTGACGTCAATACTGTATTCGACATTCCACAAGGAACAGTTCTTTCTTGGGATGTGAAGGCAACCTCGATTACTGGATCTCTTGATTCTGATTGGAAGCCTGTGACTGGTAGCACACGAATCGACTTTGAGCAAGATCAGAAACGAATTTATAGTAAGTCTAACAGTTCAAGTAAGTCTCTGTTAATTCGCGGAACAATGTATACTTCTGATTCTACAGTTTCGCCAACAATTGATATTGATGACGTTACAGTCAACGCTTCTAGACAACGTTTGAACGCAGACAGCTCAAATGAAACCTTCCCAGCTGGCGGCGCTGCAGCAAGATATGTTTCTAAAGTTATTAGAGCTACTTCTGGCGTAACTGGCGTGGCATCTGAAAGGTTGAATGTTGTAACGCAAGCATACTTTCCTGCTGAAAGTGGCATCGAACTTTATATTCGCACTAAGAATGACAACGATTCGGAGCCTTTGACTGATAAAAACTTCACTCAAATGACATTGTACAAGACTACGCCGACCCAAAGGTCTACATTAGGAAATCGTGGAGATCAAGTATACTTACACCACCGTTTCTCTGCTAATACTGACGGTGACAATTTCCTCGGCATCTCTAATATTGTTAGAGAAAACAGCGGAAACAATGGTGTGATTGCTTATCGCTCTGGTGATGGTTCTGTTCACCACGGAATCGATGAATACCAGCTGAAGATTGTATTTACTCGTCCGGATGGTAAAGGAACTGCTTACTCGCCAGAAGTGAGTGCTGTTACAGTAACTGCGCACAAGTCTCCTATAAATATAGTATAATCTGATGAATATGTTGCGTGTCGAAAACCACCCCGAGTTGAGGAAAGATCCTGTCTCGGGTGTGGTGTTTTTTGTTGATGAAGAAGCTACTCGTAAGCACGAGACACTAAAGGCCAGCAGCAATAAAGCGCATTCAATGCAAGCAGAGATAAATGAATTGAAAAATGATATGAATGCTATAAAATCGATGCTTGAAACTTTAATAAATAAGTAATACCACCTTTAAGAGAATAGAGAATTCAAATGACAGTTAATGTTTCAAACACAGAACTGAACAACAGCTTCAACTCCTGGAGACTCAATACCAACTACCTTGCTACAATTATGAGCAATAATGTTGTGACAGTCGCCCGTGCTGGCTCTGCTAACCGTGGCGGCGTCGCTACAGGAAACGGCCACATCAAAGGCACGTTCTCCGCTGTCGAATTCAGAACGAATACTCTCAAGGGCGGAAATACTTCTTCTCTTACTGGCGGCACTATAACTGTCGCGTCCAATACGATTATTGATCCACAAACGTTTACTGTAAATGCGAATACAACATTCAACGCCAACGTCACATTCAATACGTCTGGTGCAGAAACACTGACTCTTGGCGATATCTCTCGCGTTCGTGTAACTGGCGGTACGCAAGGGCAGTTCCTTCGTATTGACACTAATTCAAACACACCAGCATTCAAATCTCTGACACTGCGGGATATTACCGACCTTTCGTCCAATTCTGCGCATTTGATTCTTTCTGGCGCAAACACCAGCTTTGGTGAAGCGCTCGATTCAACGCACCTTCGCTTTACTGGCGGCAACGGAAATGGCGACGCAATTGAAATCTTCTTGGCTGGTGACGCATTACTCGGTGACTCTGATTTATTCCTTCAATTGGCAGATGTTGCTGGCGACTCTAAACTTGTTATTACTGATAGCGCCAATACAATTGTTGCTAGCGTCGATTCCACCGGTAATGTTATTGCGCGAGGCACATTACATGTAGATGGAGCTGTGGATTTTGAATCTACCTTAGACGTTGTTGGCAAGACAACCCTCGGTCAGTTACACGCTAACGCTGCTGTAGACTTTGATACAACTTTGAATGTGGATGGCGCAACTACATTAAACGGTTTAACAACCACAACCATCACCGCCAACGGCGCTGTTGATCTGAACTCTACTCTAAACGTAGATGGCGCAACTACCTTAAACGGTTTAACCGCAACTACCATTACCGCAAACGGCGCTGTTGACCTCAACTCTACTCTAAACGTAGATGGTGCAACTACCTTAAACGGTTTAACCGCAACTACCGTAACTGCTAATGGCGCTGTTGATCTGAACTCTACTCTAAACGTAGATGGCGCAACTACTTTAAACGGTTTGACGACCACAACAATTACCGCCAACGGCGCTGTTGACCTCAACTCTACTCTAAATGTAGATGGAGCAACCACCCTAAACGGAAACATCACTTTGGGCGATGCTCAGAGCGACACCATTACAGTTAAAGGTAAGTTTGCTAATCAGGCTACCACCGGCGCAGCAACTTTCGGCGGTGCGTCGATCTTCAACGGCATTACAACTTTCAATAACACAGTCAACCTTAATGGTGATGTCAACTTGGGAGACGCTGCCGCCGACAGCCTCGTGATTACTTCGACCACAACTCTCGGGTCGAATGCCACTATCGGCGACAGCGACGCGGATACTCTGACAATCAATTCTAGAATCATGTCGCACATGATTGCTAACGGCGCGTATGACCTTGGTTCTTCTGCCAATGAGTGGCGTAAACTATATGTTGAAGAAGCAGATATTGATGGCGCTTTGACGAACGATGGAACTGTTATTATCAGCGCCAACGGTAAGCTGCACGCTAATAATACTGTTACCACCGATTCTATCCTGAACACCATGATCCAAAACGATCACATAGAGTTCAAAACTAATGGTTCCGGTAGCAACATTGATGTTGGCCTCGGACAACTGTTGAATATTAATGAAGGCGAAGGTATTGACATAACAATATCCTCTAATACAATTACTTTCGCATCAGAGGACGCTTCTACTACCAATAAAGGTGCCGCTTCTTTTGCTACCGCTGACTTTAATGTAACAGCTGGTGCGGTCGAGATTAAAGATTCTTTCTTGCGAACTGTTACAACTGATAGCGGATCTTATTCTCCAAATACACACACACTGACTATGCTTGGCGGCGAAGGTATTGATGTAACACACACCGCTGGAAGTATTTCTATTGTCGGTGAAGACGCGTCAGCTGCGAATAAGGGTGTTGCTAAATTCGATTCTGGCGACTTTGCTGTTACAGCCGGTAATGTTGTTCTTAAGGATGCGGTGACAGGCGCAGTTCTCGGCATCAATGGAACTACTAATGAAGTTTCTGTTAGCCGCTCGAACGGTACTGTTACTGTAGGCCTGCCATCCACACTAAACTTAGGCGCCAATGCCTCGATAGTATCAATAGCTGGAACATTAAACGCTAACGCGCATAGCCAAATACTTGGTACCGACCGTTCTGCTTTGTCAGAAGCTAATAGGCACCTTATGTGGGTGAACGGCGGGTTATCCTCGTTGGACGT